CCCGTTATAGAAAATGATTGCTGAATTCTTTTCGGAATATAACGTAAAGTCTACTTTTGACTTATTCGATTACCTATCAGGGATAGGTACGGGCGTCAGGGACGCCTATGCTAAAGTGTGCAACAAGAAAGTTGCACTGGTTTTAATTGGAACGATCGTCGTCTATCGTAATCGAGACGACCTTCATTACTTCCTACAGACTAGAGTCTTGGTACCCCTTGAAACGTTGGTATTGGATTGCTGTTCATCTCGCATCCAACCTGACTATCGCCAACGTTTTAAGGATGAAGAANGCTTGCTTGCGATGGCCCACAACACGCCACGCAATCACAGTCACCCGGCTGCAGCAGCATTACGATGCAAGGCTAACACCTTTATGGATCACTTTTCCCGTTGTATTGGACTTGAGCCATTCTCAGTATCTATGAGCCGCACGCAGCGAACACATTCTGCTAGTGGCTCAAGATATTATTATAACATCAAAGACCTACAGATGGCCCCCAAGTTTTCTACACCGCATACAGGTAATATCATTACCATGACGGATGTGGATTATTACATCAACCTCACGCGTGAATTACGTGGACTGCCCGTCCTTATGTACTCTTTTGTACCATTGGCACCAGCTGGAGCCACTACTGACGGAGTCTACTGCACTCATGCTGACAATACTGTTGAGACTGTAATTCATGGTGGAGCCCATTACAGGCATCCACTTTGGGATTTTGATACTGACCATTTGGTGATTGATCATCTTTTCTACTCTGTCTTCTATCTAGTAGAACAGATATCACTATCTGCGGACCGCAGGGTCATCTTTTTGAACCCAGTTCGTACTGTTTACGGACCGTTCGCACGTTGGTTGCCGGGTAAGCGACTCAACCGACGCCAATTAAACCATGACGGCACGGCTTTCACCCGTTACATTGACGGAAATGATAAAGCCGCTAAATGTTACTACTCCCTAGCACGGCTAGGTGAGTTTAATGCTTGCACTATCAGCAGTAACACCTTCACAACTGCTTTCATTCGTATTGCGGAATGTAAAGAACCAAACCTCGGCCAAGTAGAGCGGGTCTTCAACCATGCCAAAGTTGACTCACCACTTGATGCCGCAGCTCTTTACTATGACGCATACCGTAGAACACCTAGTATGTTTAGTCTCACACCACCCATGACCACGAGGTGTGTTGACCAACATACTTACCAAGCAGTTGGACCCCTTGTCACTGAAGATGGGAAAATTAGCATGCGCGCATTATGGCCGGGTTACTGCGGTAACACGTTCTCACCAGCCAAATCATTTAATAATGACACCGCATGCATTGTGGGCCGTATTGACGAGCCCCGCAACAAGGAACCGAAGATCCCACCAATATATTACACTTTCTTCGATGAATTCACCAAACATCTCGTTCCTGATCCCATTGCCGCCACTTTAGCCCCACTGAACCATGATGAAATGGCAGACAAGTTTGATCGACCCACACAACGAGCACTAATCGAGCAAGTGAAGAACACAATGCTTATGGTTGATCCCACAGTGAAATCCTTCCAGAAGGCTGAAGCGTACCCTAAGATCGTCCACCCTCGCAACATATCCACGTTGCCGATGGACCATAACTTCAGCCTAGGACAGTTCATGTACCCATTCATGAACCATGTTCTCAAACAGTCGCACTGGTACGCTTTTGGAAAAACCCCTCGCCAAATTAGTGAACTCTTGTTCACCAAGGCTCGAGGCAAGAGTTATGCAGTCCCTACCGATGCCGATAAACTTGATGGCTCCGTCAGAGGACTACTAAGAGACTTGTTCTTAACCTGTCTCTTGCGTTCCTATCCACAATCCTATCACGAAGCCATCAGACGGCTCGAGAACAAGGAGCGCCACATTAAAGCATCAACAGCACATGGTGTTAAGTATGACACCGGTGATACCATCTTATCCGGTTCTGTCATCACCAGTGTGCTTGGATCAACCATTAACGCATATTTGAACTACTGCGCGCTACGCCACCATCACGGCCCAACAGAGGCCTATGCTGCTTTAGGAGTTTATGGTGGGGATGACGGAGTCACTTTCGACCTCCCCCCGAACACCCTGATGCGCACAGCCGCTAAGTTTGGTATGTCCTTTAAAGCCGAGGCTATAGATTGTGGTAATCCAGTTCCATTTCTCGGCAGAATCTACTTGGATCCATGGACTTCGCCCGAAAGTATGTGTGACATCCTTCGCCAACTGCGCAAATTACACCTTACTGCAACACCAAGCATTGTTCCAACTGCACTCGTCCTCCACCGAAAGGCGATTGGCATACTAGCCACAGACTCACGGACACCCATTCTTACAACCTGGGCGCAGACCGTAGAACGGCTCGTTGGGACCACTCTGGGAGTGTTTCCACTGTCAAGACACCGACAGTATGCTGCAACAATCGTCGACCAATCATACTGGTCCAAGTACGCCTCGGACGTGCAGTTTATAGCACCTAGCGACCCCAATTTCGCTCGCGCTATAGCGTGTGACAATCTTGGTATAACACCACAAGAAGCACTGGCAATAGAACACCGGTTCGCCAATGCCCGCAGTATTGATGACCTCATGATAACCAACCTCATCTATACAGACATGAAGGTCGTCATTGACGCCATTGTTGGACGAGAGCTTGTCAAGGCGCAACCACGGCAGACCATACCACAAATGGTGAACCAGAAGGCCAAATTGAAATTAGAGCTCTGCCGATTCATAAAGAAGAATCAAACTTGCAAGTACGGAGAAGCGTGTAGGTTTAGTCATCATAAACCCCCAACTCCACCGCCAATCATACGCAGTGGGCCCCGTCCAAGACCAGGGGCACCAAAATCGAATAAACAGAAGTAGATAAG